CACGGAATGAAACTAAAAACTGGAAAGATTGAAATAGAGTTATATTCAATCAAGCAGTTTTTCAAGAAAGAAAGGAAGTGATCCTCATCTCTCAGCTAGTGAGTGACTAGCCGTTTGTAAATTGTGAAGGTGGTGCGAAGTGTTCAACAAAATCACTATAAAAGGAAAACCAATAGAAGAATATATTGATGAAAAGAAAGTGGAGAGACTTTCAGAACCCACTGAATTGGAAAAACTTGTGCACCTAGCAGTCAAACGTTAGGTGTTTTTATAATGGGAAGATTCATATTTGGTGAGCTGTTTGACTTCTTTTGAGAAGTCGGGTTGAATCGTGCGCTAGAGTGGTTGTCTAGTGCTTTTATTTTGCCCATTTTAAAGGCTTGGGGTAAAACTAAGCGCATCCTTACTGCTTGAGGTGTGACAAGCTAAAAAACATTAATAAGGAGCGAATATAAATGGATTTAAAAGAATTGTTAGGTGAAGAATTGTATAAACAGGTCATTGAAAAAGCAGGTGATAACAAGATTGCTATTGTTTCTGATGGGAATTGGTTTCCTAAAGAAAAATTCGATGCTAAAAACCAAGAAGTGAAAGATTTGCAACAACAGATTAAAGACCGTGACACTCAGCTCGAAGAATTGAAAAAAGTTGATGCAGGTGCCTTACAAGAAACAATTAATGAGCTGCAGGAAACTAACAAAACCCAAAAATCAGAGCATGAAGAAAGAATTGCTAAGCAACAGAAAGAATTCGCTATCGAGTTAGCCTTACGCGACGCGGGAGCTTTGAACTCAAAGGCTGTCAAAGCGTTATTAGACACCGAATCTATTAAATTAGATGGCGATACCTTGTTAGGTCTTGATGATCAGCTTAAAACGTTACAAGAATCAGACGCTTATTTGTTTAAGCAAGAAGAAAAGCCAAACTCACCAAATATTGTTGTTGGTGGCAATCCGAATGGTGGTGGAAATGGCACATTGACGAAGGCGGACATCATGAAGGAAAAAGATGCCCAAAAGCGTCAACAAATGATCAGAGAAAACAGCCACCTATTCCAATAAAAGAGAGGAAAATTTAAATGAAAAAAGATAAACCATTAAAGTTAGACATTCAATTTTTTGCAACAAGAGCTGAAAACTATCCTGAGCCAAATACACAAATGCAGGATAATTTTAGCGAGTTAGACGCTAAATCAATTGATTATGCTTATCGATTCGGCGAGAATTTCAGCAAGTTTGTTGAAGCGTTAGGAATTACGCGTCAAATTCCTGTGCAAGAAGGATTTACATTGACGATGTACAAAGCGCCTGTCGTTGATTTGAAGGACGGTAATGTTGGTGAAGGGGAGTTAATCCCACTTTCTAAAGTAACGCCACAACCTGCTGATACAAAGACAATTTCACTTAAAAAGTATCGTAAAGTTACTACTGCTGAAGCAATTCAAAAGTATGGTCGTGATGAAGCGATCAACATGACAGACGATGCGCTTATTAAAGAGGTACAAAAGAGTATTCGCGATTACCTATTCGACACAATCAAAACTCACGGAACGGAGCAAGCGAACTTAAACGCTGGCACTCTTCAAGGGGCACTGGCTTCGGCTTGGGGAGCGCTAGAAGTATTATTTGAGGACGATGCAATTACTACTGTGGCATTTGTAAACCCGATGGATGTAGCTAACGAAATTGCTAACAAGTCAATTACGCTTGAAACACAATTCGGTTTACGCTACTACACCGATGTAACTGGGACTGTTGTGTTTTTAAATAACACGATCCCTCAAGGTGAAATTTATGCCACGGCATCAGAAAACTTGCAGGTAGCTTATATTTCTGCCGACTCTGATTTATTCGACGAATTCAATATGTTTACTGATGAGTTCGGCTACATTGGAGTCGCTCACGGCAAAGCGTTAGAAATCTTATCTGTTCAAACTGTTTTAGTGTCTGGAGTGTTAATTTTCCCAGAGCGTTTAGACGGCATGGTAAAAATTGACATTAATGATAATGGTGGCGGCGGTGTTGAAGGATAATGAATAAATTTAAGGCTAAAGTAACTCAAGATATACCGGCAAACAGGTTGATAGGTTTAGGTGGCATAAACACGGAAGGTGATCCAAATGAGGGTTGGGAAACTGTATATTTAATATTATCTAAAAAAGGATGGATTCCTGACTTGGTTTCAACATCTGACTTGGAAAAAGACAGTGTTGTAGATGTAACGATTAAGAACAGTCCAGTATGGAAGGTAGAATCATCCGAAGATTTACCCGCAGGAACACTCGTTCAATGTGATGAAGACGGTCGAGTTAAACATTATCGTCCGGAAGACGGAAACCACTTTGGATTTACAACTCATTCTGTAAAAGCAGGCGATGTGGTTTCTATAGTTCGCAAATATGGTTCAATGCCACAAAGTCAAGAGGGAACTATGGCTTTTACTCCACTTAACACTAATGACTTAACTGTTAGCGAGCTGAAACAGCAACTTGATGAAAAGGGTATTGAGTACAAGTCAAGTGCAACGAAAAAGGAGTTAGTCGAACTTTTGGGAGCTGATTAAATGCCTTATTTAACATATGACGAGTTTAATGAACTTGCTCCGCATATCGAATTGGAAGAAACTGAATTTAACAAGTTATTGCCAAAGGCTAGTGATGTTTTAAATAACGTCACTAGTCATTTTTATGCAAGAAAAGATATAGAAAAGGATAATTTGTGGCGTGTGAAGCAATTCAAAAAGGCTTTATGCGCCCAAATTGAGTATTTTAATGAAGTTGGATCTACAACATCCGAGGGAATAAACAGTGCTCCCAGGTCGTTTACAGCCGGTCGTACAACCGTAACAAATGATAGTCGATACAAAACAAGCGGGGAAAATGAAAGTAAGTCGCTTATATCAGACGATGTTTTTATCTACCTAGAAGGAACAGGCCTTTTGTTTGCAGGTGTTTCGGTATGGTAATGCCTAAACCACCTAAAAACTTTTGTATTGATGAGATTGAGTATAAAGAGTATTTAAAAGACGGTTGGAACGGTCCAGAGTACAAGGATGCGGTAACTATTAGGAATTGCCGAATAGATCGTGGCGCTGAATACACCACACGAACAAACGGTAAGCAACTGCTATATAATGCGATTATTTTTTGTTATGAAGGGATAACGACACCACTACCAGTATTTAAAGTCGAATCCATCGTGATTTTTGACGACACAGAACACAAATTGACAAAGATTATTCCGATTTATGAAGCGTATGAACGTAAGATTTATTCATACGAATTGGAAGTGATTTAATGACACGAGTAGAAGTTGATTTTAGTGGTGTACGACGAAAAATAAGCCGACAAGCGCAACAACGTGGACAGTATGCTGTTGCAAATCAAGCGTTAGCAGATATGAATCAGTTCGTGCCTAAGCGTGAGGGAATCTTGCGTATGACTGGTCATGTTGAGTCCGGTGGCGAATATGTCGTATATAACACACCTTATGCCGCTAAAATGTTTTACATGATGATGTATAACTACACAACACCAGGTACAGGACCACGTTGGGATAACAAGGCAAAGGCGATGTTTATATCTGATTGGATTAGGGCTTATATGAAAGGAGCGGGGTATTGATGGACTTCTTAGAACGATTAGCCGATCGAATAAACGAAATAGATGGTTTACCAATACCATGCGAACCTGGCTATCTTGGTGCTAATGAATCGCTTGTAGTATATCCAATACCCGGCTCTCAAGATGTTCGTGTCTACATGGACGGTACGAAAGACGTTCGTCTGATGTATGAAATTGCTATGAAATCACGAATACAAGGACGAATTCACAACACGTTATGGCTTATCCAGAACGAATTGGACAACTTGCAAGAGTTAAAAAGTCATGATGATAGTTTTAAGTTTGACAGTATCACAATTACAAACAAGCCTTTCATCAATCAAGCCGATGAACAAGGCTTTTTTATTTTCTTATTAAACATTCAGGCAAATATTACAATTTTAAAAGGAGATGATTAATTTGAGTAAAGTCAAAAACGTTACAACAAAACACTTTATTGGCGAAATACCAAAAGATGGCGGGGAAGTCGAGTATTTCCGTTTAGCAGAAGGTATTTTGGAAGTTGGCGGGGAAAACGAAGAGGAGACAGAGGAATTTGCTTACTATAGCGGTGACGGAACGTCACAAACGGAAGTAATGTCTGTCAAAAAGAACCATCCGTTTAATGGTCATTATACAGCTAGTGATCCAGCTCAAAAAATGATTGATGATAGAGAATTTGCGACAGGTGAAGAGTCAAAAATTATGTACAAGCAAGAGCGATCCGATGGTAAAGTGCTTGAAGGACCTGCCACCCTTAACAATGTAATTGTTACAGGTGGACCAGCCGACGAATACCGTCCAATCTCAGGTGTTATTTCTTGGGACCAAAAACCAGAGATTACTAAAAAAGGCGATGATAGCGATGATGGTGGCGGTGGGGTTGAAGGGTAAAACAGGGGCATTTAAGCCCCTGTTTTATACATAAAGGAGGTAATTAAATGACTGTACAAATTGATATTAAGCGCACAGGTTTCCCAGTTAAAATTGGAACGGTTGAACTATGGTTTGATAGCTCGGTGGAAAACTTGCGTAACTTTTTTGATATTGAAGAAATTGCACAAGAAAGACTAAAAGAAATAAGAGAAAAAGCTGAACACGTGCATTTTCCCAAAGGAATTGAAAATTATTCTATTGAGGAATTTGAAGAAAAGGATATCGAGAAAATCGATGCTGCATTTGATATAAATAAAGAATTTATTGCAGTGCAATACGATATTTTGTTCGGTGAAGGTTCTTTCAAGAAAATCTACAACGAATACCCGGACATATGGGCACTGGAACATGCGTTAGTTCCAATAGGAGAAGAGATTTCTAAAAAGATTGCCGAACAAGAAAAAGAACGTGAACAAGAATTAAAACAAGTGGAAAATGAGATATTAGCAAAGAAAAAAGCAAAACGAAAGAAGTGATTAGATGCGACTTAACGACCCTCTAGTCACTTCTTTTATTTATGACAATGAAGAATACGACATAGATTTGTCATTTGACACTGTGCTTGATGTTTACGACGTGTTAGACATGAAACATTTACGTGACTATGAAAAAGCACGAATGTGTTTGTCTTTGTTACTAGATGACCAGGAATATGAACATTCCGAAACTATTAATTTGTGGAATTATATTTATTTGAATTTTATACATGTCGAATCGAAAGAGATTGTCAAAAAAGATTTACTCGGTAATCCAATACCGACACCGAAAGAAGAAAAAGAACGAGTAATTGACTTTGAGCAAGATGCGAATTACATATACGCATCGTTTATGCAAGCGTATGGAATCAATTTAATTGAACAACAAGGAAAAATGCACTGGAAAGAGTTTTTAGCGTTACTTGATGGACTTCCAAGTAACACCAGGATGAAAGAAATTATCAAGATTAGAACGTGGAAGCCATCAAAGCATGATTCAAGCGAATATAAAGAGCAAATGAAAGAGTTGCAGGAGTTTTATGCATTAGATGACATATAAAGAAATGGGGTGGTGAAGATTGCTGACGGTAGAATTCGGATAAAAATAGATGTTGATGGCCGTGAACTCGAGCTAACGAACAAAGACTTGGATAAGGTTGAAAGAAGCTCCCATAAGGCAGGGGCTGGAATTAAAAAGTTTGCTGCATCATTGGGATTGGTGGCAATAGGTGCTGTTGCATTTACAACGCTTAAAAATTCTATGGACGATGCTATAAATCGATTTGACACGTTAAATAAGTTCCCGAAAGTTTTGCAGGCGTTAGGTGTGTCTGCTGAAGATTCTCAAAGGGCAATGAACAGGTTAGCTGATGGAATTGATGGATTACCTACAAAATTAAATGATATTGCACAGGTAGCACAGCGTATGTATACGTCATTTAATGATATGGATAAAGCGACAGATACCGCACTAGCATTGAATAATGCCTTGTTAGGTAGTGGATCAAGCGCCGAACAAGCAAGTCGTGGTACTGAAATGTACTTAAAAGTATTGCAGACCGGACAAATGGACTTGCAAACATGGCGTTCATTATCTGAAACAATGGATGTAGGACTTGTGAAAATTGCCGAATCATTTGGTTATGCTGGTCGTACAGCTAAAGATGACTTATACAGCGCTCTACAAGACGGAACGATTACATTAGACCAATTCAACGATGCATTAATAGAAGTCGGTACAGGAACAGGTATCATGGCTAAATTAGCACGTGAAAACACCTTAGGAATTGCTACATCATTTGAAAACTTAAAGACTGCAGCAGTTCGTGGGCTAGTGGAAATTATCGACGCTTTTAACAAGTTATCCAAAGAAGTAACCGGTAAAGAAATTGCACAAAACATTGATAGTCTAAAGCGAGTAGTGTTTACGTCATTTCGTGCAATGGCAAAGGTCATTGAAGCAACAACACCAGTTGTAGTTTTGTTTGCAAATGGCGTAAAAATGGCTATACCAGTTGTACAAGCATTAACACCGGCTATCATTGGTTTAATGACAGCTTATGGCGCTTATGTAGTCATCACAAAAGCGAGTACAGCTATACAAGTTGCAAGTGCTGCGCTTAAAGCAGCAACCACAACAACCGTTGGTGCATCAACTGCTATGGCATCACTTACGATTGTGCAGCAAGCATCTACTAAAGCAGTACAAGCAGATATGTTAATTAGAGCATTGCAAAACAAACAAATTGGATTAGGTACAATTGCAATCGGATTGTTAACTGGAAAAGTATCGTTAGCAACCGTTGCGCAAATGGCAATGACTGTTGCAACAAACGCATTAGGCGCTGCATTACGGTTTATGATGGGGCCGATAGGGTGGGTTATAACTGCAATTGGACTTTTAACAACCGGTGTAGTCGCACTTGTTAAGTGGTTTAAGCGTACATCTAAAGAGGCAGATAGACTAAATAAAGAAACAGAAGAATTGGCCGATGCAAATGCCCAACTTGCAGATTCGGTAGAGTCATCATCTAAAAGCTACGAAAATAGCAAAGACAGCATAGAAACGACTGCCAAGGCTAATCAAGAACTGATTAAACAGATTGAAGAATTATCACAAAAAGAGAACAAAAGCGCTGCCGATAAGAAGTTATTGCAGTCTTATGTTGATGATCTGAATGAGTCCATAGAAGATTTAAACCTTGTTTATGGCGAGGAAACTGACGCCTTAAGCATGTCATCCGAACAGCTAATGAAGCGTGTCGAACTCATGCAAGAAGAAGAGAAGATGCTTGCATCTCAGGAAAGGCTTACAGAAACGATTGAAGAGCAAATCGAAATCGGCAAGCAACTTGATGAGGTTAACGAGTTGCGAGAAGAGTGGAACCAAAAGTTAGAAGATGGAGAGATTAAAACTCGAGAACACACTAAGGCTATGGTCGATCTCGATAATCAACAAGAGGAATTAATGGAAACTATGAAAGAGGCTACAGACGCAAGAGTCGAAGCTGATAGACAATTAGAGGAGTCAGCTGAAAGAGTTGCAGAAATGACAGAAGAATCTATTGGTAGGCAAGGAATAATGTACG